CGCTGGTCATGTTATCCGGCTGCGGCACGGGCTGCGTGCGGGTGCGGTTCCTGCGTTTGCTCATCAGTAAATCTCCACAATGTTCTGCGTGTGTGCCGCCTGTCCCTGCAGCGGCTCGTTTGCCAGCGCGTGCATGGTCGCCCAGGCTAAATCGCCGTGACTGACTTCCTCGCTGCGGCTGGTTTCATAGGTCGGACGGTTGCCGCTGGCCGTGGTGGCCTTGCGGATAGACATGAATGACTGCGCGATGTCGAGGTGGCTGGCGTCAAACTCCAGCCGCCCGCTGGCGATGGTGTCGTAAGCCTTCAGCACCAGGGCGTTTTTCACGTTCGGGTTATAAACAAACTCCTTCACCTGCGGGAAAAACGCTTTGACGTTCTCATACACGCCCAGCCCGACGCCGGTTGAGTCGATGCCGATATAGGTGACGTTATACTGCTGCGTCAGCGTCCTTATGGCGTCGGCCTGCGCCCGGAAGTCCATGCCGCGCCACTGGTGGCGCTCAAGGATGCGGAACTTGCCGCCCGGCACGGCAGGCGGTGCCATGACCACACATCCGGCGCTGTCGCCGTTCTGCGTTCCCTTCGCCGGGTCATAGCCTATCCAGACCTCTTTCCAGCCGAACGGGCGCAGCGCCAGCGCTTCAAAGTCGGTCCAGACTTCCCAGCTGTCCACCATGCATTTCTGCAGCATGGCCAGCTGGAACACCGACGCCAGATCGTCCATAAAGACGCACATCAGCAGGTTCTGGTAATCCTCCGGGCTGTAGCGCGTGCGCAGCTGCTCCAGGTCAAACAGGTCACAGCCGCCGCGCACCGCATCTTCAACGGTGACGATCTGGCGAAACTGGCCGTCTTCGCAAAGGCGACCGGCGGCCAGTGACTGATGGCTGAGGTCGATATCAACCCTGTCCGCTTTGGCCCGGCCCTTGTTGAACTGCGAACCGGACCAGAACGGATAGGCGCTGTGGGTGAGGCTGGACGGGGTGGAAAAGTAGGTTTCGCGCCACTTCTTGTGCAGGGCCATGCCGGACGCCACTTTCTGCAGTTCCTGAAACTTGGGTATCCAGAAATATTCATCCAGGTAGAGATTGCCGTGATAGCTCTGCGCGGTGCGGGCGTTGGTGCCTAAGAAATACAGGCACGCGCCGTTACTAAGCGTCATCGGGTCGCCCTTCAGGTCTACGTCCACCTCGCGGGCAAATTCAATGATGTACTGTTTGAACACGTGCGCCTGCGCCTTACTGGCTGACAGGAATATCTGATTTCGTCCGGTGGTCAGCGCATCGATCAGCGCCTCGCGGGCAAAAAAGAAGGTGGCCCCGATCTGGCGCGACTTGAGCAGGTTGCGGACGGCATACTTATTTCCGGCCTCCCACCACTGGCGCTGATAGCCGAACATCGAGCCGTGGAAAACCTCCTGCAGCTTCTCAATCTGTTCGTCACTGAACAGGTTCTTTTCCGGGGGCTTACGCGGGCCTTTGTTGCGGTTCTCCACGTTCGGGTTCAGGTCCGCTTCATTGCCGCCGTTGCTGAATTTACCGATCCGGGCGTGGCGCTCGGACTGCCGCGCCAGCAGGTCGATTTCCTTAAAGTCTTTCCCTTCCTTCTGCTCCTTCATGATGAGCTGGCAGTAGCGTGCGGCGGTGGTCAGTTGCATCTGATCCAGCGGGCCATAGTCGCCCCACTTGTCGCGCTTCTTCCAGCTGTGAACGGTTGCGGGTTTCTCTCCCAGCATTTCAGCAATGCGGGCGATACGGTATCCCTGAAAGTACAGCAGTAAAGCCTGCCTGCGGGGATCGAGGTCGTCGGGGGCGGGTGTCATGTTCATGCAGCCAAAATACGGCCCCGCCGCCCCCTTTTCCGCCATCCCTCATTGTGTGGTTTCCCGCACAACGTCCGCGCGTTGTTTCGATACCCATGCCGCCGCAACCATAGGGCCTCACAGAGTTTTACTGACCGGAGCCTGGACAATGGCAAAGAAAGCAAAGCGTTTTCGTATCGGGGTGGAAGGTGCCACCACGGACGGGCGCACCATCGAGCGCAGCTGGCTTGAACAGATGGCGGCAAATTACAGCCCTGAGCTGTACACCGCCGTGATCAACATGGAGCACATCAAGGGCTACACGCCTGACAGCCCGTTTCGCCGCTTTGGCGTAGTGGAAGCGCTGGACGCCGAAGAAATCAGCGACGGCCCGCTGAAAGGTAAGCTGGGGCTGTATGCCCTGATCAACCCGACTGACGAGCTGGTCACGCTGACCGGCACCATGCAGAAAATCTTCACCTCTATGGAAATCCGCCCGGAGTTCGCGGACACCGGCGCGGCCTATCTGATTGGCCTGGCCGTGACCGACGATCCGGCCAGCCTCGGCACGGAAATGCTGCAGTTCAGCGCCAGCGCCGGGGCGAACCCGCTGGCAAACCGCAAGCAGCATCCTGACAACGTTTTCTCTGCCGCTGAAGAAACCCTGATCGAGTTTGAGGACGTGGCAGATGAAAAGCCCGCCCTGTTTACCCGCATCAAGGCGATGTTCAGCAGACAGCAGCAGACCGACGCGGCCCGCTTCAGCGACGTGCATCAGGCCGTTGAGCTTATTGCCACCGAGCAGCAGGACCTGAGCGCGCGCATTGAAACGGCGCTGAGCGAACAGGCTGACAGCCTGAAATCGCATTTCAGCAGTGCGCTGGGTGAAGAAGTCCTGAAGCGCGAGCAGCTGCAGGCGGACTTCACCGAACTGCAGCAGCAGCTGAGCCGGGAAGATGGCCGCCAGCAGGTCCGCCCGCGCACGCAGGGTAACGGCAGCGGCGGCGAAGTGCGCACCGACTGCTGATACAGCGGCGGCAAACCTTATTAACGAACAGAGAAAGCGAAGCGATGAAAAATACTACCCGTTTTAAGCTGAATGCTTACATGTCGGTGCTGGCAGAAATCAACAAGATTGACCTGTCCGCGCTGAACAGCAAATTCACCATTGAGCCGTCCGTGTCGCAGACACTGGAAAGCAAAATTCAGGAGTCGTCCGCGTTCCTGCAGGCCATCAACATCATGCCGGTCAGTGAGCAGAGCGGCGAACGGCTGGGGCTGGGGATCGGCACCACCATTGCGGGCACAACCGACACCACCCAGAAAGAGCGCGAGCCGACCGATCCGACCTACATCGACGGCGACGGCTACAAATGCACGCAGACCAACTTTGACACCGCGCTGCCTTATTCAAAGCTGGACATGTGGGCGAAGTTCAGCGATTTCCAGGTGCGCATCCGTGACGCCATCGTGAAGCGTCAGGCGCTGGACCGCATCATGATCGGCTTCAATGGGCTGAAGCGTGAGAAAACCACCAACCGCGTGCAGAACCCGCTGCTGCAGGATGTGAATATTGGCTGGCTGGAAAAAATCCGCCAGGAAAAACCGGCGCAGGTGCTGGGTCAGCACATCGGTGACGACGGCAAGGTGGTGTCGGACAAAATCACCGTGGGTAAAAACGGCCTGTTCCGTAACCTGGACGCTGTGGTGATGGGCGCGGTATCGGAAAAAATCGGCGTGCAGTATCAGGACGACACCGAACTGGTGGTGATCTGCGGACGCCAGCTGCTGGCTGACAAGTATTTCCCGCTGGTCAATCAGAGCCAGCCCAACACCGAAGCGCTGGCCGCTGATCTGATCATCAGCCAGAAGCGCATCGGCGGCCTGCAGGCAGTCCGTGCGCCTTACTTCCCGGCGAATGCGCTGCTGATCACCCGCCTGGATAACCTGTCTATCTACTGGCAGGAAGAAACGCGCCGCCGCTCGATCATCGACAACCCGAAACGTGACCGCATCGAAAACCTTGAATCGGTCAACGAGGCTTACGTGGTCGAGGACTACGACTGCACCTGCCTGGTGGAAAACATCGAGCTGCTGGAGCAGGAGCCGGAAAAAGAGCCGGGTGAAATGAGCGAAGCGGAAATTGCACGTATCGCCGCCGTGGCGGCCAGCGTGGTCAAGTCCATGAGCGGCACGGGTGACTCAGCCGCCGCCGGAGCCAACCCGAGCGCCGGAGCGTAACCCGTGACTAACCCTTTCCGCGCGCATACGCGCTTTATTCAGGCACAGGAGGCCGCCCGGTCGGGCGGCAGTGGCCGCGGCACAAAGGGCTATGACCTGATGCTGCTGCAGCTTAATGAAGACCGCCGCCGCCTCAAGGGTATTCAGTCCAATGTCCGAAAGGCCGAAATCAAGGTGGAGGTGCTGCCGAAGTACGCCGCCTGGGCTGAAGGCGTGCTGAGTGCTGACGGCGCGCAGCAGGACGACGTGCTGATGTACGTGATGCTCTGGCGCGTTGACGCCGGTGACTATGCCGGTGCGCTGGCGATTGGGCGCCACGCACTGAAGCACGGCTGGGCGATGCCGCTGGGAAATCGCACCACGGCGACGGTGCTGGCTGAAGAAATTGCTGACGCGGCAAAGGCCGCCATTCTGGCAAAGACGCCTTTTGATCCTGCCCTGCTGCTGGAGGCGCTGGAGGTGGTGGACGCGCACGACATGCCCGATCAGTCGCGCGCCCGCCTGCACAAGTCCATCGGCTGGGTGCTGACGGAAAGCAGCCCGGCGTCCGCGCTGAACCATCTGAAGCGCGCCCTGCAGCTGGACGAGAAGTGCGGCGTTAAAAAAGACATTGAGCAGCTGGAGCGGAAAATCCGTAACGCCCGCTGAAAACCGGACGTGCCCACGCGCGGGGCGGCACGGGGTGGCGACAGGCGGCGCCGCATCAAAACCCCGTCCACCGCCCAACTATTCAGGAGTAACAGAGCAATGGAATTTATCGCGCCACAGAAGGCGACGGCAGCGCCGGACATCATCCCCAATAACTCATTCTGGCCGGATGTCGATCTGGCGAAGTTCCGCAGCGTCATGCGTGTTGACGGCACCGTGACGCCGGAGCGTCTGCGTCAGGTGGTGCTGACCGCAATGGCAGAAGTTAACGCGGAGCTTTACCCGTGGCGTGAGCGGCAGGAGCTGGCTGGCCATAACGGCCTGGCCGACGTTCCGGCTGAGAAGCTGGCCGGTGAGAGCGTACGCCTGCATCACTACATAAATGCGGTGTGGTGCTGGACGCGCGCGGTGCTGAACGAGCGCTATCAGGACTTTGACGCCACCGCCTCAGCCGTGAAGCGCGGCGAAGAACTGAATGATGCCAGCGGCGACCTGTGGCGCGATGCGCGCTGGGCCATCAGCCGCGTGCAGGACATGCCGCACTGCACGGTGGAGCTTATCTGATGAAAGTGCGTGCGCAGCAGTATGACACGGTGGACGCACTCTGCTGGCGTCACTACGGGCGCACGCAGAGCATGACGGAACAGGTGCTGCAGGCAAATCCGGGGCTGGCGGAGCACGGCCCCCTCTTACCGCACGGGCTGGAGGTGGAGCTGCCGGACGTGACAACGACGGCTACCGTGCAGGCCGTCCAGCTTTGGGACTGAATCATGTGGGAAAAAATCAGCACCTTTTTAACCTGGTGCATTGCGGTGGTGATGGCGTGGCTGGGCGGCATGGACCTGAAAGACATATCCACCGTGGCCGGTGTGCTAATCGGCCTGCTGATGGCGCTTATCAGCTGGTACTACAAACACAAAACCTATCAGCTTCTGGCAAGCGGGCGCATTACGCGGGAGGAATATGAATCTGCAGACCGTTAAGCGCTGCGCCGTGGGTGTGGTGCTGGCGCTGGCCGCATCAATGCCCGGCTTTCAGCAGCTGCACACCTCTGTCGAGGGGCTGCGGCTGATTGCCGACCATGAGGGCTGCCGCCTGCAGCCGTACCAGTGCAGCGCGGGAAAGTGGACCGACGGGATCGGCAACACCTCCGGCGTGGTGCCGGGTAAATCCATTACGGAACGGCAGGCGGCGGGGAATTTCATCACCAACGTGTTGCGCACCGAGGCGGCACTGGCGCGCTGCGTGGCGGTCTCAATGCCGCAGCAGGTATATGACGCGCTGGTGTCGCTGGCGTTCAACGTCGGCACCGGCAACGTGTGCGGCTCCACGATGGTGTCGCTGCTGAAAAAGGGTAAATGGCGCGAGGCGTGTTATCAGCTGCCGCGCTGGGTGTACGTGAAAGGCGTATTTAATCAGGGGCTGGATAACCGGCGCGGGCGTGAACTGGCCTGGTGCCTTAAGGGAGTCTGAGCACATGAAGAACATCATCGTGATGGTTCTTTTTTTTCTGGGGATTTTGTTGTGGCAATCGTGGAACCTGCACAACGCCTATCAGAAGATTCACGCACATGAGGCAGTCATAGAAACCCACGCCAGAAAGCTGAGCCAGAAGAACAGCCAGTTGATCGCCCTGAACATCCTGACGCAGACCAGCAGCCAGGCGCAGACGCAGCTTTACGCCGCCGCCGAACGCAACGGCCAGTTGCTGCGCGACCGGCAGCGAAAAATTGAGGAACTGAAACGTGAAAATGAAGATCTGCGCCGCTGGAGTGATACCGCTCTGCCTGATCCTGTTGTCCGGCTGCGCCAGCGACCGGCCCTCGCAGGAGGTGAATCTTACCGTGAGTGGCTGTCCGAAAATCACCCGCTGCCAGCTGGACCCGGCAGCGCCGCGCACTAACGGCGACCTTCTGGCCCTGCTGGACGAAACGGAGGCCGCCTGGGCGGCATGTGCCGGTAAGGTTGATACCATCATCAGCTGTCAGGAAAAAGACGATGAACAAGCCGCAGTCCTTACGCAGCGCACTGAATAAGTCGGTCCCTTATGTGGCTGACAACCCGGACCGCCTGCACCTGTTCGTTGACAGCGGTCAGCTGGTCGCCACGTCTGCCGCGTCCCTGTCGTGGGAGTATCGCTACACGCTGAACGTGGTGATCACTGACTTCACTGGCGATCAGAAACTGCTGATGGCCCCAGTGCTTTTGTGGCTTAGGGAAAACCAGCCCGACGCGCTGCTGAACAGTGAGGCGCGCGAAAAGCTGTTTTCGTTTGAGGTCGATATTCTGGCAAATGACCGCTGCGACATCAGCATGGATCTGAAGCTGACCGAGCGCGTCGTGGCAACCACTGTGGACGGTAAAATAAGCATTGAGGCGGTGCCGGAGCCGGACGTGCCGGAGGAATTCTGGACGGTGAAACATGGCTGAACTGCATGAGGTAGATGCCTGGCTGGCGGCGCTGCTTTCACAGTTGGAACCGGCGGCCCGAAAAAAGATGCTGCGGGAAGTGGCACGCGATGTGCGCCGCATTCAGCAGGCAAACATCACTGCGCAGCGTTCTCCGGACGGCACCGCATGGGAGCCGCGCCGCGTCAGCGCCCGCAGCAAAAAGGGCCGCATCCGTCGCGGCATGTTCGCGAAGCTGAAAACGGCAAAATATCTGAAGGCGCAGGCAGGTGCGGACGCCGCTGAGGTTGCTTTTGTGCCGGGGGTGCAGAAGCTCGCCCGCGTCCATCACTACGGACTGCGGGACCGGGTAAGCCGTCGCGGTCCGATTATAAAATATGCGGAGCGTCCGCTGCTAGGCGTGAACGGCGATGTGATAGATACGGTGCGAGAAACCCTGATGCGCTGGCTTGATGAATAGGCCAGCGCACATTTAATTAAAAATAATTTTTATTTTTCTAGAAATATAAAACTAAATACAAGAGCGTCATTTCTAACCCTCATTCATTGCTAGGTTAAAAATTGATAGCTTCTTTTAATTTCATTCTTATTGTGAGTAGCTATTTTTTTCATAATATAAGTGTCAATAACCATTGCAATCCCAACTGTAGTAATGTAAAGCAATATGAAATAGAAGGTCGGAAGAGCAATCATGAAAAGGTAGAAATTTTGGCTTGCAAGTTTTTTTAGTTTATCTTTCATTTTAGGCTCAAGCATATATTTGCAAATTATTTCCTTTGTTTGAGGTTTTATTGCATTAATTTTTTCCATTTCAGTAGATGATCTGCACACATCAGGCGTTATTATCCATTCTGTTTTTCCTCCAATGTTTCTTGCCTCGCCAGGTTTTATCCATACTCTATCTTTCGTGTCTTTAAAAGTTGTATCTATTCCATCAAATGATATGCCATTGAGTATCAATATTCCCCAGATAAAAATGCAAAAGAAACACGTTGCAATCAATATGCCTATTATTACCTGCATTCTATTTTGGGCCGTGCTTCTTTCTTTGAGGTTTTTTCTATATTTACAGTAGGTCATCCTGATTAAAGGGGCTGAAACATTAAGTTCATCGACAAGAAATTTTTCTTCGGGATAGACTTTATGCAACCAAGTCCATATAGCCCTTACACTACCCGCCAGCCATTTCAGGACAATGCCACCAATAGCAGTAGCCAGAAAAGTATTTAAATTTTCCAAATTCATAATTCATCCTCTTAACAATCCTCATTCGATTATATGTATCAATGACCAAACAATGAAGACGAGTTACTAAGTTTGAATAAAATTGGCAACCTGTATTAATGAACATACAGCTGACCGAAATTATGCGCCTTATCACCAACCTGATCCGCACCGGCACCGTGTCCGAAGTGGATCCGGTTAACTGGCTGTGCCGGGTGAAAACGGGCGACCTCGAAACCAACTGGATTAACTGGCTCACCCTTCGTGCCGGTAGCACCCGCACATGGTGGCAGCCCACTGTCAGGGAACAGGTTGTGCTGCTGAGCCTGGGCGGCAATCTTGAAACCGCTTTTGCGCTGCCCGCCATTTATTCCGAAGCCTTCCCGCCGCCTGACTACTCGGAAGACGGCACCACCACCGTGTTTAAGGACGGCGGCTGGTTTCAGTACGAGCCGGAAACCGGCCAGCTGTTGATAAAGAACATCAGAAGCGTGCGCATTGAAGCGGCAGACGGCATTCAGCTGATCACCGACGCGCTGGGGATAGAAGCCAGCCAGACCCGGATTAACAGTGACACCACGATGAACGGTGATGTAACCCACGGCGGCGGTTCAATGAGTTCTAATGGCGTAATTGCTGATAAGCACTTACACGACAAAGTTAAGAGTGGCGGCGATATGTCAGGAGGCCCGCAGTGATGTACCTCGGCATGAACCGCAACACCGGCGAAGCCATTACCGACATCGAGCACATCCGGCAGAGCGTGCGCGACATCCTGATCACGCCGGAAGGCAGCCGCATCGCCCGGCGTGATTACGGCTCGCTGCTGTCGGTGCTGATTGACCAGCCACAGAACGATGTAATCCGCCTGCAGGTAATGGCGGCGGTGTATGCCGCCATCAGGCGCTGGGAACCTCGCGTGAGGCTGAGCACCGTAAACCTTACCAGCGACTTTGACGGCTCTATGGTGGTTGAACTGACCGGCCAGCGGGATGACGGCTCACCGGTTGCTATGTCTGTACCAACGGGGGTGAACAGTGGCAGTAATTGATCTTTCCCAGCTGCCCGCACCGCAGATTATTGAGGTGCCGGACTTTGAATCGCTGCTGGCTGAGCACAAAGAGGCGCTGATTGCACTTTATCCGGCGGATGAACAGGCCGCCATGCGCCGCGTGCTGGAGCTGGAGTCTGAGCCGATTGTGAAAACCCTGCAGGAAAACACCTATCGGGAAATCCTGCTGCGCCAGCGAATTAACGAGGCGGCGCAGGCGGTGATGGTGGCCTACGCAATCGGCAGCGATCTGGACCAGCAGGCCGCCCGCAATAACGTGAAGCGGCTGACCATTACGCCTGCGAATCCCGACGCGGTGCCGCCGGTGGACGCAGTGATGGAATCAGACGACGCACTGCGCGTCCGCGTGCCGGAGGCGTTTGAGGGGCTGAGCGTTGCCGGACCGACGGGCGCGTATGAGTTTCATGCTAAAAGCGCCGATGGCCAGGTGCAGGATGTATCCGCCATCAGCCCTTCACCGGCGGTGGTGCTGATCACCGTCCTGAGCCGCGAAGGCGACGGCACGGCGGCAGCGGATTTGCTGACTACAGTGGACACGGCACTGAACGCCGACAGCGTGCGCCCGGTTGCCGACCGTGTGACGGTTCAGGGGGCGACTATTCGCAACTACAGCGTGAAGGCCAGGCTGCACCTGTTCGACGGCGTGGCCGCCGGTCCCTGCCTTGTGGCGGCAAACGCGAATCTGGCGGCTTACCTTACCGAACAGAAAAAGCTGGGGCGCAGCGTGCGGCGTGAGTCTTACGGGGCGGTGATGCGTGTGGCCGGTGTGGATTGGGTGGAAATCACCGAACCGGCAGAGGACATCATCATGGACCGCACGCAGGCGGGTTACTGCACCGGTACGGACATTTCCGTGGCGGGCGATCAGGGGGTGACATGAGCAACAGCAGCCTGATGCCGCCCGGTTCGTCTGCGCTGGAGCGCCGTTTAGCGCAGGCGTGTAGCGGTATTTCCGGGCTGAACGTGCCGCTGCGCGACCTGTGGAACCCGGCCACCTGTCCGGTGAGCTTTTTGCCCTATCTGGCCTGGGCGTTTTCAGTGGATCGCTGGGACGAAAGCTGGGCGGAGAGCGTCAAGCGGCAGGTGGTGAGCGATGCGTTTTACATTCATCAGCACAAGGGCACCATCAGCGCCATCCGTCGCGTGGTGGAGCCGTTCGGCTTCCTGATCCGTGTTATTGAGTGGTGGAAAACTAATGAGCCACCGGGCACGTTCCGGCTGGACATTGGCGTGCAGGACCAGGGCATAACCGAAGAAACCTATCAGGAGCTTGAGCGACTGATCAGCGATGCGAAGCCCTGCAGCCGTCACCTGCTGGGGATGTCAATTAACCTGCAGGTAAGCGGAGAAACACGCATGGCGGCGGCCAGCTATGACGGTGATGACCTGACCGTTTATCCGTATACCCCGGAACTTATTTCCGTCAGCGGTGCAGTTTATGGCGGCGCGGCGGTTCACGTTATTGACCTGATGGAAGTGGGATCATGACACAAAAATACTATGCAATTGTCACCAACCAGGGCGCGGCGAAGATTGCCAACGCCGCCGCGCTCGGCACAAAACTGAACATCACACAGATGGCCGTGGGCGACGGCGGCGGTACGCTGCCGACGCCGAACGCCAGCCAGACGAAGCTGGTTAACGAGGTGCGCCGCGCAGCCATCAACACGCTGAGCATTGACCCGGCCAATGCCAGCCAGATGATTGCCGAACAGGTGATCCCCGAAACGTCGGGCGGGTTCTGGATCCGGGAAATGGGCCTGTTTGACTCGGACGGTACGCTGATCGCAGTCTGCAACACACCGGAAACCTACAAACCCGCACTGCAGGAAGGCAGTGGCCGCACGCAGACCGTGCGCATGATTCTGATCATTAACAGCACCGACGCCATTACCCTGAAGATTGACCCGTCCGTGGTGCTGGCAACGCGGAAATATGTGGATGACAGTATCCTGACGGTACGCCAGTACGCGGATAAGTTACTGGCGGATCATCTTGCGGCTGAAAACCCTCATGAACAGTACCTGCAGACAGCGAATGCGCTGGCAGAAATCAAAGACGCCGATCTGATTGCTGAACTTCTCAAAAACCTCGGTTTAACAGAAAAGTTCTCAGGGCGTTTTATTGGTCAGCAGATTTTCACCACGCCGGGCGCGATCAACTACAAACCCACGGCAGGAACA